AGCCGGCACGGTCTAAGCGGCACGGCGTTACCAGCAGGGAATCCAGGGGCTGCGACGCAGGATCACTGCCGATAAGCGCCAGCGTGCGCGCACCGATGCATCGCGACCACCGATACCGATTGATCGCCAGCGTCGGAAAGGCTGAGGAGGAGACGAGGATGCGCGCCGTCACCTACGCCAGATACTCCAGCGATGTGCAGAGCGAAGCCAGCATCGACGACCAGATCCGCGTGTGCCGAGCCCGCATCGAGGGCGAGGGGTGGGTTTATCTCCATTCCTATATCGATCGGGCGCAGAGCGGCGCCTCGCGGCTTCGGCCGGGCTACCAGAAGCTGCTCGAGGATGCCCGCGCGGGCGCCTTCGACGTCATCGTCGCCGAGGCGCTCGACCGGCTGTCGCGCGACCTGGAGGATGTCGCCGCGCTGTACAAGCAGATGTCATTCGCCGGCGTGATGCTGGTGACGCTTGCCGAGGGCGAGATCAACGAGCTCCACGTCGGGCTCAGAGGCACCATGAATGCGCTTTACCTCAAGGATCTCGCCCACAAGACCCATCGCGGCCTCGAAGGACGGGTGCTGCAGGGACGATCGGGCGGCGGCAAGTGCTACGGCTACCGTGTGGTCCATGAACACGCGGCCGACGGTTCCTTGATACGCGGTGGCCGCGAGATCGTGGAACCTGATGCCGAAGTGGTTCGCCGCATCTTCGAGGCGTTCGCTTCCGGGCGCTCGCCCAGGATCATCGCCGTCGAACTGAACAAAAAAAATATCCCGGGGCCCAACCGCGCCACCTGGGGACCTTCGCCGATCTATGGCAACTGGCGCCGCGGCACCGGCATCCTCAACAACGAGCTCTACATCGGCCGTCTGGTATGGAACCGGCAACGCTTCGTCAAGGACCCGGAGACGGGCAAGCGCATCGCCAAGCCGAACCCTGAATCGAAGTGGGTGGTCCGCGATGTGCCGGAATTGCGGATCGTTTCCGACGAGCTTTGGCAGAGGGTGAAAGAGCGGCAGAGCCGGACGCGGAAGCTGGTGACCCAATCCGGCCGCGGGATCCGGCCCGAACGGGCGCGCCGTCCCAGCTATCTGCTCTCCGGGCTGCTCAAATGTGATGTCTGCGGCGGCGGGTTCTCCAAGATCAGTAAATCCCACTACGGCTGCTCGAACGCGCGAAACCGGGGCACCTGCGGCAACATGCTGACGATTCGACGCGACGTTCTCGAAGAGAGCATCCTCGTCGGGCTCAAGTCCAACCTCATGCACCCCGACCTCGTGAAGGAGTTCATCGCGGAATACCACCGGGAGCTCAACCGGCTCGCGCGGAATCGCGACAACGGACGCCAGCAGCTGGTCAAGGATCAAGCCAGGGTCGAGGGCGAGATCCGCGAGATCATCGAAGCGATCAAATCCGGCATCCGCAGCACTTCGATGGCGGCCGAGCTCCAGGCGTTGGAGACCCGCAAGGCGGAACTTCAGCAACAACTCGCGACAGATCCGCCGGCGCCGGTACGGCTCCACCCCAACCTTGCCGAGGTCTATCGACAGAGGGTCGAGAATCTGCGCGATGCGCTGAACGGCGATAATGCCAGAGAAGAGGCAACGGCGATTCTCCGTGATCTCATTGACGAAGTGCGGCTGGTTCCAATCGACGGACAGCTCGCCATCTATCTCGTCGGAAATCTCGCCGCGATCCTCGAGCTCAGCGCAAAAAAGAACCCCGGATCCAAAGGAACCGGGGTGCAAATAACGCTGGTTGCGGGGGCACGCAACAACCTTTACCGAACTGTTCTGATTTGGTTCGCCCGCCGCAGGTTCGGTTGAGGTGCAGCCAAGCGGATGTCAATGATATCCGTAGCGGGCCCTGATCGCACAACAGGACCGGATGGGGCGACAATCGACCAGAGTCGGAGGACAAATGTCCGCTTTCCGCCATTTTATGTCCGCTGTACCTCAACCAGGGAATTCAATACCTCACGATACCACATATCCACACATTCTTCCTTGTATTCCCTTGCAATACCGTCTATTTTCGGCACATATGACCACATGGGCAAACGCCACACCACGGAAAAATTGTTAGCCGTGGATTAGCCCAAGGGAAGGATGACATCGCAAAGGTTCTTACCGAGAAAGGCATCAAGCGCATCCGGCCGAAGCCGGGGAAGCGACTTCACCAGTTCGACGCGGTAGCGCCGGGCCTGTGCGTTCGGACGGCCTCATCTGGCGTCAAGACATACACGGTCGTCGCCCGCGATCCGAATGGCAAGCAAGTCTGGCGCGAGGTTGCCCGGGTTGGTGTGATCTCGCTCGCCGACGCTCGCGAGAAGGCGCGGGAGGGCGTGGCACGGATAAAGGCCGGGTTGGTGAGGAAGGGCGATCCGCTATTGCCACCGCCCGAGCCAGAGATTGATCCGGACACCATGGCCGACGTTGTTGCGAGGTTTCTCGCGAGGCAAGTCATTGGGAAGCAGCGAACCGCTCGTGAGGTCGAGCGCATCTTCAATGTTTACGTCTTGCCGAGTTGGCGAGATCGCCGCATCGACAGCATCCGCCGCCGCGACGTCAACGATCTGCTCGACCAGATCGAGGACGGCGTTCTCAAGGGGCCCGACGGTCGTCGACGCGGTGGCCCGGTTCAGGCCGATCGCGTCCTCGGTGAGCTGCGAAAATTATTCAACTGGCAAGCCACTCGCGACGACGACTTCATCTCCCCGATCGTGCCGGGAATGAATCGCACGAACCACTTAGACCGCGCTCGACGTCGCGTTCTGAGCGACGACGAAATTTGTGTGATGTGGCCGCTGCTGACCGGGACGTTCGGCGCGATGTTGAAAATCGCCCTCTTGACCGGCGCGCGACGCGCGAAGCTCGCCAACATGAAGTGGGAGGATATCGGGGAGGATGGTATCTGGACGATCGACACCGAGGCGCGCGAGAAGAGCACCGCCGGCGCGCTTCCGCTGTCGGGGATGGCTCGCGAGATCATCGATGCCCAGCCCCGGATCGCCGCAAACGCCTACGTCTTCTCCGGCCGTGGCACGGGACCCATTCGAAATTTCTCCTTGCCGAAGCGGGCAATCGACGAGGCGATCATGACGACGCTGCGCGAGCAGGCCGAAGAGCGGGGCGAAGATCCGGCCAAGGTGCAGCCGCTTGAGCCGTGGGTCGTTCATGATCTGCGGCGCTCGGCGAAGACCCTCATGCAACGCGCGGGCACCGCGCCGAATATCTCGGAGCGCGTTTTAGGACACGTCATTCCTGGGGTTGAAGGAATATACGATCGACACAATTATGAAGAGCAGATAGGTGATGCGCTCGAGCGGCTGGCCGCGCTCGTTGCGGACATCTTGGACCCGACGTCACCGTCGAAGGTGGTGCCGCTGTGGAAGCGTCAATAATGGGCAAGAAACGCGACCGAAAGAAGCCGCCCGGCACCGTGCGCGTCTTACAGACTGGGCTTGATGCGGCGCTCGTCAAACAGGCGCCGCCGCTGTGGACCGCGTCCCAATCGATCGATGCGAGTGCCGTAAAGGACGGGCAGGCGACCAGCAACCCGAGCACCGTGCGGCCCACGGTCGAGAACGGATTCCATTTCGAGGCCGGCAACTCCGGCACGACGGGCGGTTCGGAACCGACCTGGCCGACAACGGAGGGCGGGACCGTTGTCGACAACGGCATCACTTGGAAGGCAATCGTCGCAGCCGATGGCAAGATGCCGGCAGAGGCAAAAAAGGACCAAATGGTACGCGATTTATTGGCTCTCTATGACGAGACCGGCGAAGAGGATTATTTGCAAGCTGCCCGCAATATCCGGCGGAATCCCAACCACCGACCAACCGCAGGTGATGCGCTGAAACTTCGGCGCATGCTAGCGCTGATCGAGCGTGGGCGCGCCAACAGTGACCATGAGGCCGCGCGAATTGTCGCGGCTGAGGACCCGGGTCATTCGATAGAAGCAACGATCGATCGGCTCGGGCGAAACATCAAACCCTGGCGCCAACGCAAGTTTCGGGATA